ATGATGCGTGGTTGCTGTCTCTGGCTGCTCGCCCTCTTGGTCGCCTTGCCGTCGCGGGCCGACGATTTCATTGTTCGCGACCAGCGAGGCAGAACCATCGGGACGGTCGAACAGGGCATCGGCGGCGCCATGGTGCGCCGCGACGCCTCCGGCCGCCGGATTGGAACCGTGGAAGACGGCATCGGCGGGCAGAAGATCCTCCGGGATGGCGATGGACGCAGGACGGGCACCGTCGAACCCGGATACGGCCAGGAAATGGTCATTCGCGATCTGACCGGCAAACGTCTTCAGACCATCGAACCCGACGCCCTCACAGGGGGCTATGTCTTGCGGGACAATATGGGCCGCCGCATCGGAACGGTGGAGAAGCGCTGGAGATGAGCGAAATCGGCGGCCGTGCATGGCAACGGATGCTCTCGGGGCGGCGCCTTGACATCATTGATCCGTCGCCGCTGGACATCGAAATCGACGACATCGCCCTGGGGTTGGCCCGCCTTAACCGATGGAATGGCCAGACCCACGGCGAACACGGCTATTCTGTCGCTCAGCATTCGATGCTGGTCGCGGAATTGGTCGCCACAGAGACGCCGTCGGCGCCGGGCCCCTGCCTGCTTGCCGCCCTGCTTCACGACGGCCCCGAATTCGTGACATCCGATCTGGTTACCCCGTTCAAGAGAGCGATCGGCCCCGCCTATGTGGAACTGGAGGCTCGCCTGGCCCGAACCATTCATTTGGCGTTCGGGCTGCCGGCGCTGTTGCCCCAGGAATGGCGAGAGATGATCGACCGCGCCGACAGGCTTGCCGCCTTCATCGAGGCCATTCATCTCGCTGGCTTTACAGAAGCCGAGGCCAGACAGGTCTTCGGCTTTCGTCGCCCCGCGCCCGACGTTGATATTGACCCGTGGGATGCTCCGACAGCACGGAAGCGCTTTCTGACCGTGTTTCAGGATTTGGCTGCCGGAGGAATGAGCTGTCGTCGGCAGTGGCGCATCGCCCGCGACAGTCAGGCGCTGGCGTGACAGGAGCGGTGGAAGCAAAGATCCCCTGCGCCGACCAGAACGCAAAAAAGCGGCCGACCAGGGTTTCCCCCGGTCGGCCGCGTCGATACGAAATCCGATCTGTTCTATTTGCCGATGGGCGGCGCCTGCGCCAGCAGGGTGCAGGTCTGCTCGGAATCCGCCGATCCGCCGAACTCGAAATCGAAAGCGGTGGCGAATTTGCCCGCCAGCAGAGTGACCACCGAGATGATGCAGCCGCCGACGGCGGTGTTGCCGTCGACGTGGCCGAACACCATGAAGCCGATGCCGCCGACGATGCCGAGTCCGGCGGTGACCAGCAGCACGTTGGCGCGGGTGTTGCTGCGTCCGGCCTTGATGAATTCACTGTCGCGGGCACGGGCGTTCTGGCGGTCGGCCAGGGTCGCGGTCAGGGTGGTGAGCGCGCCGGCCATCTGCTGCATGCGCTCCTCGTGGGCGAAAGTTTGTGCCTGGGAGCGCAGTTGGAACACCAGATTGGGATCAGCCAGGGCTTCGCGGGCCTGGGCGGGGTCGTCGGTGCCGGTGATGGCGCGGACGGTGTCGGCCAGCTTGCCCACCGCCTTCTCGGCATCGTCGCCGAACAGGCTGGCGATGTCGGGGGCGACGTCCAGCGCCACCTTGGCGAGACCGGCAACCGGATTGGCGGCGATGGCGGCGGCATCGCCGAGGAGATCAAGCAAGTTCATGGGACACCTCCAGGGCGGCACAGGCGCGGGCGTAGTGAGCTTTGCGGTCTTCGAGTCCGGTGAGGCCGCCATTGATGCGGCGGGTGATGGTTTCGATGTCGCGGGCATCGGCGAGGCCGTTGAGATCGTGGCGATGCCAGAACCAAGCGGCCGAACGGGCGGCGGGAGCGGGCTGTTCCAGCAACTCGGGCTGGGCGATCAGGTCGAGACCGAGGGCAGTGCCGCAGGCGACGTAATTGTCGTGGCCGGTGATCTGGATCAGGCCACGCCCGCGATAGCGCCAGCCGTCGCCGCCGGCCTCGTCGCCATTGCCCATGCGGTTGGCATAGACCCTGGAACCGATGCGTTGCGGCTGGCGAGCGTAGGCGGCAGCTTGTCCGGCATCGAAGTGGCGAGGAAAGACCCGCAGCAGGGCTTCGGCGGAGTAGTTCAGATTTTCGGCTAGAAGGCGCAACTGCCCGCTTTCATGGGCGATCTGGGCGAGGAAGGAGGCCAATCGCAGGGGCCTGTCGATGCCCCATTCGGCGCAGGCATCGGCCAGCGGGGTGGCGAAGCGGGCAATATCTGTGGGCCGCGCCGCCGGCAGGGCGGCACGCAGGATGTCTGCGGACAGCATAAGAACCTCGTTAATTGACGTGGACGCGGGCATCCTCGGCGACGGCGGTGATCTCCACCTGCTCGGCGCGGGGACGGATGGCGAGGATGCGGGCGGTCTGCGCCCAAGCCTGGCCGGGGCCGAAGGAGAAGTAGGTCCGCTCCTCCGAGCCGCCGGTATAAGGCGTGACGGTCAGCGGCTCGGCGAGACGCACCATGGTGGGCGCATCGGCCATCGGCTCGACCCGGAACGGCCCCGCCAGACTTCCGTCGCGGCGGCGTAGCGCCAGGTAGTGGCTGGCGCCCTCGGTCCAGGTCAGCGGCTCGGATAGCACCAGTACCGCCCCAACCCAAGGCGGCTTGGCGGATTCGGCCCGCCAGTCGATCACCTCGCCGCCCTGGCCCCAGCGGGGCATGTCGTGGGTGATGGCGACCAGATCGCCATAGGTCGGGATCATGCCCTCCAGCTCGGTGCGGAAGGTGACCATGCGGCGGCGATAGCGGTTGTTGGCGGCGATGTAGAGACCTTCCCGTTGGGCATGGTCCTTGGCGGTGCAGCCGAACAGGTTGACCTTGGCGGGATTGTCGCCCTGGCTGTCGGGCAGCTTCGCCGTGGTCTCGTCGGGCTTCCAGGTGCGCGACGAGAAATACTCCACCGTCACCGCATCGGCGGTGTCCTCGCCCGGCATAACGTATTTGATCTTGAACGAGCCCTTGACGATGTTGCGCGGCCCGAACATGGCCACCGGCATGGTCTGGGGCGCATCTCGGATGATCCGGACGATACCGCCCTGCTGGATGGGCACGGCGCGGCCGCAGCGGGCGATACGGGTCAGGGCCTCCCACACCGTCATGCTGGTGTCGAACACCGCGTCGAAGGAATCGCCACGGGCAGCCCAAACGGCATCCAGGGTGGCCAGCGTCTTGAGATCGATCCTGGAATCGGCCAGCTTCGCCCCATACTCGGCCTTGCAGGCATCGGCGAAGGCCCAGGCGATGGAACGGGTCGGCTGCGGGGCCGACCAACCGTCCGCCGCCGACCACACCGGCAGCTTGCGAGTGGCGATGACGTTGATCATGCGTGAGGAGCGCTGCGACAGGTTGTCGGTGGCCCGCATCTTGACCGCCAGCAGGGTGACGGTGCCGAAATCGGGTTGGCCGGTCAAATAGGCACGCAGAGCGCCCCAGCGAATTTCATGGCCGGCACGTTCGGCGGTGTCCTTGGTGTCGAGACGCTTGAGGCGGACCTCGTAACGGCCCGGACTGACCGAGTAGCGGAAGGACAGACGGATGGTGCTGTTGGTGGCGGCGGTATGCGACGGCTGCGCCAGAACCGCCCAGCCGCCAATGGCTCCGCCCTCGGTATCGATGGCCCGCGCCTCCACCTGCCATTGGACGGTGCGGCTATCCAGGCTGCCGCCGTCATTGGCGTAATAGAGGCCACGGGGCATCACCACGTCGATGCCCAGCGCACCCGCCGAGGTATCGACCGGGTTGGCGGTGAACGGGCCGATATATCCGTCGTCGCCCGATTGCACCAGATTGGGCGCCACCAGTTCCTGGCCGGCGACCTCGGCGGCGGTGACCACGTCCGGCTCGAACAGGGTTACCGGGGAACCGGGCGGGACGGTTTCGGTCTGGACCTCCTCGAAGGAGGAGATGGGGGTGTCCTCAATGCGGATCTGCTCGACCGCATACTCGCCCTGGCCGACGACGTGAAGCTGGTAGAGAAACTGCTCGCCGTTGACGTAGTCCTGGTAGGGCTCCGAGGCGAGGTCGGGATAAATCAGGTGGCGGCCATAGATCACCGGGATCGGCTGGCCCAATCGGCCCTGGTTGCCCTGAGCCTGGATTGAATAGGTCGGGCTGGGGGCCGGGGCGCTACCGCTGCCGCCCCAGTTGAGCGACGGCATGGAGGGCTTGGGGGCCGGGATCACCGTATTGATCAGCATCGAACCGGCCAGGGCGATACCAGCAGTGGCCATGGCGGCGGCACTGCCGGCGGCGGTATAGCCCATGGCTACCGCCGCCATGGGGCCCAGATAGATGGCGGCCACCATCACCGCGATGGTCAGCACGATCCGCATGGGGTTCTTGCCGCCCCCACCACCGCCCCCGCCGCCCTGGGGCCAGCGAATGACGGTGACGACCTCGCCGTCCACGATGGCCCGGACGGCATAGATGCCGACCGGCACCGTCATGCCGCCGATCAGGATTTCCGGGCCATCGGACCAGCAATCCTCGGCGATTCCGCAACCCTGCAACAGGCCGCCCACCGTAATCCCGGCTTCCACCGCATGAACCGAGCGGCTGGCCACCGGTTCGAACGGATTGGTGACGATGACGATGGAGGCGGTCATGGCGAGAACCGATAGAAGCCTTCGACAGCCCAGCCGTTGAGTTGAAGAGCATCCGAACGCTGGAACACTACCCCGGCGCCTTCGGCGCAGTGCAGGACGCCGCCGCCATCAACATCAAGCCAGATTCCCACATGGATGGGATGGCGGGATCGGCGCAGCAGGACGCAATCGCCTTCCACAGGCGGGTCAACCTTGGCCCAGCGCCGACGCTCGGGATGGTCGCGGAATGTCCGGCCCATGACCAGCATGTCTTCTGGGTTGCTGATCTCGGGCAGCAGGCGGCCAAAATGTTCGGCCTGCACCATGCGGACGAATTCCCAGCAATTGAACGAGTCCGGCCCGCTGCCGTGGACGGACCACGGCAGGCCGATCAAGGCGATGGCCCAGTGCATAGTGACCTCGAAAGGAATGGAGGTTTGGAGGCGAGCCTCCGAGCGGGTGCGGGCGGCAGCCCGCTACGTCATCACCGCGCCAGACCGGGAAAGCGCCGGGCGGTATAGGTGATGGACGGGAAGGACTTGTTGCCGGCGTCCAGCATGCGGGCGCGGCCCGTGACCCTCATCGTGTCGGCCTCGACATCGGTCAGGGTCATGGTGATGGGCGGGTCCATATGGGGGCCGTTGAGATCGGTGGAGAGAAAGGGCCGCCAGGTGATCTCGATCACCTGCTGGCTGATGGCGGCCCCTTCCAGGGCGTCGGTGATGTCGCTGCCGACATTGTCGAGGGTGACGGTGATTTCCGGCACCGGAGCGGTATCCACCGGCGGCGGCGAGAACTCGAACGCCAGCGCAGCGAAGGTCACCCGCTTGCCGCCGTCACGGGGAGCACCGGCCTCCAGCCGGGCGGTGAGATCGGCATGGTCGCGCACCACCCGGATCGGTGTGGTGAAACTGGGATGCCAAATTTCCAACGTATCGAGAACCACCGTTCCGGCCGGAGCCGATGCAAACGCCTCCTTCAGCGCCTGCGACAATGCCGGATCAGGCATTGTCCGCGTCCGGCGACACCCCGCAACGGGGGCTGGGGAACGGACACAGCGTCCTGGTCTCCAACAGCATGCGGATCTGATGGACGACCTCGCTCAGACCCTCGACCGCCGAGCGCAGGGCCTCGGTCTGGCGGGCCTGTTCCTCGACCACATGGGCGAAGGCTTCGACGGGGACACCGGATGCATCCGGCGCCCCCTGCTTCCTCGACCATGCCCAGGCGATGATGGCGATGATGATCACCGTGGCGGCGATGGCGGCGATCTGGACCATGGGGGCTGCTTGCCCCCAGGCGCCCACATACTGGGTGGCGACGCCCGCCCAGATTTCCGGGGATTGTTCGGTCATGGCATTGAATTCCGGGTCGGGGGAAGGGGCTACCAGGAGAAGGCCAGGATCTCTTCCTGGGAGGCGAGTTTGGCGATTGCGGCTTCGGCCTCGTTGCTCGCCAGCCGAATGACCTCGCGCTCGGCATAGACCTCCTGGAGGGTCTTGGTGCCGTTCAGGGCATCCCGTTCACGGGCGCGCTCGACCTTCCAGTCGAGAGTGGCGATGCGCTGCGCCGCTTCGGCTTTGACCCGGCGAACCAGGGCGGTTCTGGCCGCCTGGAGTTCCTCGGCCTGCCGCTCGACGACGCGCTCGGCATCAAGCCTGCGGACCTCATCGTCGGTGACGCCGTCATAGCGGTCGATGACCTCGCCATCGACGAGATGGAACCGGTGACCCAGGGTCGAGTCCACCGGCAGGTCGTGGTCGCCCTCGGGACCGATGACGCCCCAGTCGTTGCCGTGGGGGAAGCTGATTTTGCCGGCCATGATCAAACGCCTCCGATGATCGGAACGATGTAGGGGTAGTTGGTCGAGTGATAGGCACTGTCGAAGATGTAGACGTTGAAGCCCGGCACCTTGGAGCTCATGTCGCCCTTGTCGGCAACGGCCTGGAACACCGTTCGGGTGTCGATGTGCGACATGTAGATGCCGTAACCGCTGTCCGAGTTCGGGCTGTAGGAGACCATGAAGTCGCTGTCGCGGATGGGCGCAAACGACCGGCCATAGCTGGAATCCTGGTATTGCAGGAAGGCGTATTTCCCGTCCGACACCCGGATCAGGAACACCTCGGCCCCGGCCCCATAGTAGTAATAGGGCTGGTAGCAGATGACGTATTTGCCGTCGTTGGAGATCTGGAAGCGGATGCCGTTGCGGTCGGCGGATTCCATGCCGTAGGTGGTGGTCGTGCTCAGCGTGTGGGTGGCTTCCTTGGTGTAGCCTCCGGAGCCGTTCGGCGTGAACCGGTCCAGCATGCAGTAATTGCTGGGCTCCATCCGCACGATGATGATCTTGCCGTCATCGCAGGGAATGACGATGCCGCGATAGAGGCTCTCGGCATACCCGGCCGAATTGGCCGTCCAGTCGTAGAAGATGTGCTTGGTCTCATCGAGATTGTTGAACCAGGCGCGGCGGTTGCTGGCGGAAATATCGAACGGCGGGACGTTGGAATAGACGTGCAGCCGCATGGAGGTGCCGCCGTTCTTGTTCTCGTTGATGACCAGCGTCCCGGTCTTCTCGTTGTAGCCGATCATCCCGTACTTGTTGTACGTCCCGAAATTGTTCTGGGCGTAGAACTTGGTGTTGGTCCAGGCCAGATGCCAACCCTCGGTGCCGGTCAGGCGGCCTGGCGCGATGGCCCGCGGCGCCACGCCCGCGTACTGATTCTCCATGAACAGGGCGAGGTTTTTGTTGGTCTTGTTGTTGACCCAGACACCGACATTTCTCAACGCCGTGCCGGCATAGGGGCTGGGGCGGCCGATCATCGAACCGTCGGGGCCGATGCCAAGGGCGATATGGCCGAGATGCCCGCACCGCGCCGTGCCGTCGCCATAGGAGGTGTCGGTTGACGAGATGTTCGAGTTGGTCTGGCCGTAGGAATACCAGTTGTTGAAGAATTCGGTGCCCAGGCTGCTGGTGCTGCCCTGCATGTAGCCGCTGTCATTGTAATGCTGGCGGCAAAGCTCCTGGAGATAGTGGTTGTAGACCACCGTGCCCCAGGGGGCCGAGCTGCTCATGGTCACCACGGCGAAGGCCGGGCGCTTCCAGGGATCGAGCAGATCGCTGTCAATACGGCGCTGGTACTGCTTCAGCGCATTGAACGTCAGGATATCCATCGTCAAACCTCCGTGATGGCGGCGATCTGCCCGTCGGGCGTATAGGAGAAGCTGTAGGCGCGGGTGTAGGTGATGCCGCCGAGGGTCAGTTTCTCGGCGTAGCCCGCCATGGTTCCGTCGTCGTTGTAGGTGATGCCGTTGATCAGACGCGGGCCCTGGCGGATCGAAGCCGCCCTTCCGGCGATGTCGTAGACGACATCGCCCGCGACGATGCCCCCCGTGAACAGGGCAGCATTGGCGGCACTGACCGAATATCCGGCATTGGTTCCGAGGTAATTGGCGAGATTGACCTGGAACTCGGCCATCTGATTGTTGATGCGGGTTTCGATCCCGTTGGAGAAGGTCTCGATCTTGGCGATGGCGGCGTTCAGACCGGCGATCACCGTGCCGTTGATGAAGCCGGTGGCCGTGGCCAGCCAGAGCGTGTTGATATGATCCTTCAGGCCCTGGGCGATGGCATTGAGCCGGGCCGGGATTTCGCGGGCCTTGGAATTGCTGAAGATGCCGACATTGTCGGAGAATGCCGCGAAGGGAGCGGCGTTGGGGATCGGGGGGATGGTCAGGGGCATGGGATCAGGTCTCCGCGTAGAAGGTTTCGAGGACACGGTCGCCGAATGATTCCAGGGTGCGCTCGCCGACCATCACGGCCCCGGTGACATCCATGTTCCGTTCGTCGCGGTTGAGCAGCATCCACCGCTCTTCCCCGCCATGGGGGATGTCGCCCAGCCGGGAGGCCCGGGTGAGCATGAGGATGGCCTCGCCGCTTAAGTCCGGGGCGTAGAGACCGGCGGCCTTGGTCGCCACCTTGCGCAGCAGGGTGTCGTAGGCATCGGTGTCCTGGACGGTCTCGATCAGCTCGACCGCCTTCACCATCAGCGCGAAATCGTCCATCCGCAGGCTGGGATCGTCGAGCTTGGCCGAGATGGTGGCGAAGGCGTTGTCCTGGGCGGATTTGAGCGTCAGGTAATGGGC